ACTTAACTACATCTATTAAACAAAACTATTTAACAATCATTCCTATTTAACAATCATTCCTATTTAACAATCATTCCTATCTAACAATCATTCCTATTTAACAATCATTCCTATTTAACAATCATTCCTATTTAACAATCATTCCTATTTAACAATCATTCCTATCTAACAACCATTCCTATCTAACAATCATTTCTATCTAACAATCATTCCTATCTAACAATCATTCCTATCTAACAATCAATCCTACTTAATATTAATAATCATTATCACTTAATAATAAAAATAAATATTATATAATAACCATCATTATATAATATTTATTCCTACTTAATATTAATTCTTAATCAATTTTAACCTACCTACTCCCCTTCCAATTTTAACTATACTAAATTTATCTCCATCCTTCTCAAAATCATTTCTCAAATAACTCAAAATACTACTTACATTTCTATTACTAATTCCCACCCTCTTACCAATATCCCCTACACTCATTAATTTTCCTTCTTTCAAAATTTCCAAAACTTCATCTTTCCTATTAACTTTAAACTTTTTTACATTCAATTTCAATTCTAACCAAATTAAAACTTCTTCCATTTCACAAATCACTTTTTCCATTTCTTCTTTATTCATTACTATCACTTTTTTCTTTTCCATTACATCACCTCAATTAATCTTAATAATTCATTTAATACTACATACCCAATTACTACCCACATAAATCTCTTTATCATTTACACCCCCTTTTTCTTTATTTATCTTATACATCATTATAACATTTTAATTACATTTATTCAACCTTAAACCTCATTAAATCATATAACCTATATCTTTTAACACTTATTTAATCATATACTAAAATTTTTATTCGCTTCGCTCACTTATTCACTCTGTTCACTAAATACTTATCTACTTCCCTTCGGGAATTATAATTAATATTAATTTTATTACGCACGCTCCATAAAATATAACATTAATTACTTTATATTAAACTTAACTACTTATCTTCTGTGCTACGCACATATTATATAAACAACTAATAACATCCCTTATACTCTTTACTATCATCACTATACACATCTTCTTATATCTATTCATCATACATCTCTTATACTCTTACTCTATATCCTTATATCTATTCATCATACATCTCCTATACTCTTACTCTATATCCATACATCTACTCTTATATTATCTTACCCTCTTCATTTCCCTATTACACATCATCTTATATCTTCTACATCTATACATCTTTATATTCTTACCTACTATATTTTATCTTATACTCTTCCTTACTCTCAATTACTTCCCTTCGGGAATAATATTTAATAAGACCAGTACTACTATACCCCAGGGCCACCCCGCCTTCCAATATTATTCTACACAGAGCCCCCGTGTACCCGCTTCGTTTACTATCTTCCTCTTCTCCTTGTCTCATGTGTTTCACCAATATTTTTACTCTTTATCATAGTATTTACACTTTCCGTAACCCGAGAAACACTTTTACACAAAAAACAGTAACCTGAGGAGCTCTTTCACACAAAACAGTAACCCTGAGGAGCTCTTTTTACACTAAAACACTTTTACACTAAAACAGTAACCCTGAGGAGCTCTTTCACACAAAACAATAAATCTGAGAGTTCTTTTCATAGGTTTAAGTAAAGTATTCAGATCGTTTAAAGCTCTAATTACTCTATATCTAGTATTCTTTATATTAGTATTCTAAAGTCTTATAAAAGAAACCTACCTTATGCCTAGATCCTCAGATGCAATATTACCAAGCTAATTTTACTTAAAATTTCAACTTTCCTACTTAAGTCTAATATACTTTTTATGTAAAAGTATACTTCTATACTAGAACATGCTATAGTTCATATATGAACAAAAATAATGATCCGAACCAGCACTTAAGAGAAAATACAAAATGCTTGTAGACCTTTCATCACTTAGACTCCAATACGAGATCTTAAACCGATCTTTAGAGTCATTGGCTTCAGAACTCAATATTCCTCTCCTGGCAATTGAGCAAGAAGCATCAAATAACAAGTGGGTCCAATGGTTCCCTGGTGGAGATTTAGTAGTCGACCCTGCCTCTAATCTTTCAGTTGAAGATATGGAAGAAGAGTGTGAAGAATTTGTCACAAAGTCTAAGCAGCGTCTAGCTATTTATAACATTGCTAAAGAACTTCTCTTGGCCCAGAAATACTTAGCTTTAGAAGTTAAAATTATAGATGAAGCTAATAATATATTAGATAGCAGTGAATTAGATGCAAAAACAATTAAAGCTCTTTCCTCCTTATACGTAGATATGACTAAGACCTCAGTATCTAATGCCTTAGCTTCAATGTCTTTCGGCATGGATGATTCAGGCTTACCGACTGTAATTGTCAAAGATCTCTCTGGTCGAAAGAGTTAATAAACGATGGCATTCTTCTCCTTGGCCAACGTACGTGTCTGGAGTGGGTGGAGCCACTCCAGACACACTTTATGAAATTTAAAATAGTTGTAGATACATTAGAGCCTACATTAGAGAAGTACAGGCAATCAAGAGCTTTAGTTACATCTATAATTGGCCCATTGGGAAGTGGGAAGACTTATGCGTCATGTGAATCGATTTTTGAGAGAATGTGTGAACAAGAACCAGATTCCCAAGGAAGACGAAAAACAAGATTCTTTGCTGTTAGGAATACTTATTCTGAACTATTAACAACGACTATTAAAGATTGGCTTTACTTATATGAGGATCTTGGTAGATTTACTCGGGGAGGAAGTTCCCCACCTACGCACTTACTTAAGTTTAGACTGCAAGATAAAACAATAGTTGATGCTGAGTTTATATTTATAAGTATGGATCGACCTCAGTCTATCAGAAAGTTAAGAGGTTCCCAGCTTACAGGTGTTTGGATTAATGAGTCTAAAGAAATCGACAAAGCTGTTATCGACATGGCACTCCTCAGAATTGGACGATATCCTTCAGCTATTGATGGAGGACCCACTTGGTACGGTATGCTTTGTGATTCTAACGCCCCTGATGATGACAATTGGTTGTATAAGATACATGAAGAAGATCCTCCCGAGAATTGGGACCTTCTTAAGCAGCCTGGTGGTGTCATGCGGGAAATGGTTAAGAACGATCATGACCAACTAGAGTGGAATGGGAAATGGATTCCGGATCCTTTAGCTGAAAATTTACATAATCTTCCTGATGAGTACTATATTCGTGGAATGGAAGGAAAAGATGATGACTGGATTGCTGTGAACTTAGCTAATGAGTATGGAGATACTAATGATGGTAAACCTATCTACCAGAAACAATGGTCAGATACATTACATGTTAGTGACACTATACAAGTTATACCAGATGCACCAATCATAGTTGGTATGGACTTCGGACTTACTCCTGCAGCTATTATTGGGCAAGAGACTCCTAATGGCACAATTAATATCCTGGACGAAGTCATTGGCGAGGGTATGGGAATTGAGCAATTTGTAAAAAGTGCTTTAAAACCAATACTTAATGAATCGTATAAAAATTGCGAGTGGAACTTTGTTGGAGACCCCGCAGGTAATAGACGAGCAGATACTAATGAAGAAACCGTCTTTAAAGTATTAGATGACTTAGGAATGCCTTGTGAAGCAGCTAACACAAACGATCCAACTATCCGCTGGGAAGCTGTTCGAGACCCCCTACAACAACTTAGAGACGGGAAACCAGCTTTTCAGTTGCACAAGCGTTGCAGAATACTTCGGAAAGGTTTTAATAGTGGATATCAATTCAAAAGAATTCACGTTACTGGCACAACAAGGTATAACGATAAGGCTGACAAAAATAAATACTCGCACCCACATGATGGATTACAATATCTTATGATGTGGGTACAAGGTGATACAATTGCCACTGTGGGATTCAGAAGAAATAATAACCAAAGAGCAAGTATGTGATGCCAAATAAAAAATGTAAAGGATATGACATAAATACTTTGCTTGGGTTTGTACAAGAAGCCTCCCAAATACATGAAGGTTGGAGAGCAAAAGCCTGGGAGGCGGCTGAGTTTCTTGATGGTAAGCAATGGAACGATGCAGACTTAGCTAGATTAAAGCAAAAAGGAATTTCTCCTCTTACAATTAATAGAGTTTTTCCAATTCTTAACCTTCTTCATGGGCACTACATACTTAACCAGACAGACATTGTTGCTAAAGGTCGTACAAAAGATGATAACGAACTTGGGCAAGTTATGTCTGAGGGAATTCAATTCGTGTCAGATCAGTCAAAGGGTCCTCAGCGAATGTCACGAGCTTTTAAGCATCAGATTACAACAGGTTTTGGTTGTTTAGGTATAGGATACCATAATGATCCAAGAAAAGAAAAAATCACTATAACTTCATACCCCTGGTATGGTGTTTGGTGGGACCCTTATGCTTCCCCCTGGATGGATAAAGACGACTGTAGATACGTATTCTCTGCAGAATGGACAGATTTAGAACAATTAGTAGCATTATTTCCTAATAAAGAGAAAGAAATTAAAGACAGATACGCTACTCTTTCATTAAATTCATTTGTACCAGATGTTTATGACGAGGGTTCACAAGTTGAAGAGTATAAAAAATACTTATCATCTGGGAATTGGGTCTCAAATGATGCTAATAGGCAACGTGTACGACCTATTGAAATGTGGTATACGAAAATTGATAAAGGATTCTTTGCAATTATGCCTAATGGGCGTGTAATCGACTTAGATACTTTAGAAAACGACAACGTTCAATACCAAATTATAATGCAGTCTAAAGAAGTTGTTACTGCGAATGTTAAGAAAATGCGTGTAGCAACATTTCTTGATACTTTATTACTTCAAGACTGTGCTTCTCCTTATATACATGATGAATTTCCTTTTGTACCTTTTGTAGGGTATGAAGATAGATACAATCTTCCATTTGGAGTTGTTCAACAAGTTAAAGAACAACAAGTAGAAGTCAATAAACGACGTTCTATGGCATTATCTCTTTTATCCTCTAGACGCATTAAGATGGAAAAAGGTGCTGCTGAAGACGAGAATAGAGTATATGAAGAAGCTAATCGTCAAGATGGCTTCATTGTAATGAAGAAAGGTAAACTAGGTGCTATTGAGATTGAAGAAATGGCCAACTTAGCACCTACTCAAATGGACATGCTTCAACACTCAGAACGTGAAATTCAAGAGATATCAGGTGCGAATGATGATTCTCTTGGTTATGATTCACCATCTCGAAGTGGAGTAGCTCTTGAGCAGAAGAAACAATCAAGTGCCACTATAACTGCTTCTCTCCTGGAAAACGCAAAATATTCACAACAAATTATGGGTGAGCGTGTCGCTGCTTTAATTCAAGATAATTGGACAGATGAAAAAGTCCTTCGTATCACTGATCGTGTAACCGGTGCAGAGAAATTTGTAACAGTTAATGAAAGATTTTATGAAGATTCTCAAATTAATGTACGTAATGATATTACACAAGCTAATTTTGACATAGTTATCAGTTCTAGACCGATGACTGATACTATGAGAGAGAAAAATTCTGAACTCATATTCGCTGCAATCAATAAAGCACCCCCTGAAGCAGTCGGGCCCCTTCTTAATCTTGCTCTTGAGATCAGTGATATTCCTAATAAAGACCTTCTACTTCAACAAGTCAGAGCGGCTACAGGTGTATCTAATATTGATGATGATCTTACACAAGAACAACGAGAAGAAAAGAATAAAGCAGAAGCCTTACAAGCTCAAGAAGAAGAACAGAAACAAACAGCTCAACAAGATCAAATGATTGCACTTGAGCAAGATGAAATAGCATCTAAATCTGAGTTAAATAGAGCTAAAGCTGCATCTGAACTTGCTAGTGCTAATAATCAAAAACAAGATGTAGATCAAAAAGGTTGGGCTATTGGTCAACAAGCAGCACAGACACAAAGAAATAATGATATGGAAGAAAAAGATTCTAACTATAAAATACGATCAGAAACAGCACATTCAAAAAGCCCTAAAAAGTTTAAAGGTAAAGATAATAATATAGTACCACAACAAAAACAACCAAAGGAGACTCCATGATATCTAGTACAGAAGTAGAAAAAGCAACTGATGCAAAAATTGAAAAACACTTTTCTAGTCATCCTGAGTTACCTAATGGAAGAGACTTTAGATTTAATTCAGAACGTGATCCTAAAGCTGATAAAAAATATAGAAATAACTTCGACAGTGTCTTTCCAAACGCTCCTGGAGTTGGTTTCTAATAGATAAGATTTTCAAGTCCTCTCCTGGATATGGTTTCTAGGAAGGCAGTCACCCAAGTGGTGTAAAAAGACATATTCGTCCCTGAGACGTAAAGCAAAAGGAGATTGACAATGGCCGATGAATCAACTACAACAGAAACGAGTTCAACCGAAGGGGGAACTCAAACAGAAACCTCAACTGAAAAGGGAACTCAAACAGAGAGTAATGATGCATCTTTGGCATTGAGTCAAGGTTTGGAAGAAGTATCAGAAGCTGAACTTATGGGAACAGACGATGATACCACTGAAGAGACTAAAGAAAAAACTAAAGAAGAAACTTCTACAGATGATAAATCTATTGAAGAGACTTCAAAAGAAAAAGAATCTTCAGAAGAAACCAAAGAAACCAAAGAAACTTCAACAAAAACAGACACTGAAAAAGAAAAGTCAACTGAGAGTGATACTACGGCGTCCTCAGAGTCGTCAGACAAAATTCCTAAAGGTCTAGTAAAGATTGAAGCATTGCATGAATCGAGGGATACAAATAAGTTCCTCAAAGGACGAATACATGAGTTAGAACAACAAATTAAAAGTGGTACAGTCAAAGTAGAAGATAAAGAAACTCAAAAAGTTATTGAGGTTCCTGAATTTGAAATTTTGTCAAATGCTGATTTTAAAATGTTGTCTGAGGACAGTCCAGCAGAAGCTATGCAGTATATGCATGCTTTAGAAGCCCATAATGCTTTAGTAACTAAAGCAGATGAAGCTACTAAACAAGCAGCAACTGAACAAGCAGAAGCTGAATCTAATGTCGAACTAACTAATCAGATTATTTCAGAAGCTACTACACTGATGGAAGAAGCTGTACCAGGTATATTTGATAAAGAGTCTACTGTTCAAGCTGAACTCGTGGAATTTGCAGACAGTATTGGATTTTCAGATGATATGTTTTATTTGACGAATCCTGAAACTAAAATTATTCTCCCTGGGTCAACTGAGGCTCTGTTGTTAGGTGATCAAGCAGCGTCAATTCTTAAGACTTTAGCTACTGCTAAGTCAAAAATAAGTGAAGCTAAAACTTCAGTAGACGAAAAAACAATTGAAGCTCGTATACGCAAAGAAGTTGAAGCAGAACTTGTAGCAAAATTTAAGTCAGATAAAGAAGGAACCTTTAAGTCTCTTAGTGAAGCAACTAAGACTAAAGGAGAGACTAACTTAGGCTCTACTTCAGATGTTCTTTCTGATACTGAATACAATAAATTGTCAGAGAAAGAGCAAGAAGCGTATCTATCTGGCACCTAAAATTAAGTAAGGATATAGATCCTTAAGAGGTATATTATGAGTATGACAGATTTCCCCTTGGGCGATGCCCTTGCAGTACAACGCTGGAGTAAATCTCTTGCATTAGAAGCAGCTAAAAAAGCTTATTTTTCCAAGTTTATCGGAACAGGTCCCGAGAGTCTTATTGTTCTAAAAAACGAGCTTCAAAAAGGCGCTGGTGAAAAGATTACTGTTGGTCTTCGCATGAAGTTGGCCAATTACGGTATTGAAGGTGATAACGTAATTGAAGGTGATTCAACTGGTGAAGAAGCTCTTAGCTTTTTTAACGATGCTGTTTTTATTGATCAGCTTCGTAAATCAACTAAGTCTAAAGGTAAAATGTCCGAACAGCGTGTTCCTTATAACATGCGTAAAGAAGGACGAGATGCACTTGCCACATGGTGGGCTGAGATATTGGATGAACTTTTGTTTGTTTATCTCTCTGGTGCACGTGGTGTAGATACTTCTTATAAGCTTGCATCAGGTTTTGGGGCTGATCTTGCATCTTCTTTTGCTAATAATGCTGTAACTGCACCTAATTCTGCAAATCTTATGTATGCAGGTGATGCTACTTCTAGTGCTGATCTTGATGCATCTGATGTTATTAATCTTGGAGATGTTGAGCGTCTTGTTGCTTACGCTGAGACCACTGATCCTATGATTCAGGGTATCAATATTTCTGGTGAAAAGAAATTTGTACTTCTTATGCACACCTTTCAAGCCTTCCAACTCCGTACATCTACTACTACAAATGATTGGCTTGATATTCGTAAAGCTACTGACCGCGGTAACGGTGCTATGATGTATAAGAATGCTCTTGGTGAGTATGCTGATGTAGTTCTTCATAAACATCGTAATGTTGTTCGTTTTGATGACTATGGTTCTGGGTCTAATCTGCCTGCTGCTCGTGCTCTTTTTATGGGTGCTCAAGCTGGTCTTATGGCTTATGGCCAGGGTGGTAATCCTCAACGATATAGTTGGAATGAAGACAAAGATGATCGTGGTAATGCTCTCGCTATTACTGCTGGTGCAATTTTTGGTATTAAAAAAGCACGGTTTAATTCTAAGGATTTTGGTGTAATTGCACTTGATTCTTATTGTCCTAACCCTCTGTAAGTTTTAGTATCTAAAAAAAAAAATACAACTGATTCTATTTATTAGAATCAGTTGTTTACTTAAAAAAAAAGGAAAAATAAAAAATGGCTGATACACAATCGGATTTAGTAACAAATGGAAGTGTTGGATACTCTAACACGCCTAAAGGTATGGTTCTTGCTGCTGTAGCATCTTATACTATTCCTGCTTCTGGAGCTCCCGGAATTGGTGATCTTGTTGAAATGATTTCAATGCCAGAAGGAGCTATTATTCTTGATGTTGTTGTTGCTGCTGATGGTGGCACTGCATCAATGACTATTGATGTAGGAGATGCAACTACTGTTGACCGTTTTATTGATGGTCTTGATGCATCTGCAGCTCTTATTACAAGTCTCTCTTCTGCAGGTGATGTAGCTAATGCTGGTGTAGGTTTTGAGTATACCTCAGAAGATACTATTGATATTACATTTAATACTGCAGCTCCAACAGCAGCAGATGTATATACCATGACTGTTACATATGTAATGGCTTAGCATTATAAAAAAAAAAATAAACTAAGGAGATTACTATGACTGCTGAAGAAAAGAAAGCTGCTGAAGAAAAGAAAGCTGCTGAAGAAAAGAAAGCTGCTGAAGAAAAGAAAGCTGCTGAAGAAAAGAAAGCTGCTGAAGAAAAGAAAGCTGCTG